GGTTGGCGCGACGAATTATGCTGGGTTTAAGGATCCATCATGAATAAAACAGCATCAGTCGCAGAAAGATTTTCGAGCGGTATCGATAACGTGATTTCTTTCTTCTCTCCCCGCGCCGGTTTCAAGAGGAAGATGTTTCGAAAAGCGATCAGCATCTCAAACGATTTTTCTTCTTTTAAGGGAGCGTCCAGAAACAGGCTTCGGTCTGCATGGCTTCCGGGGAGCGGCTCTGCGGATGAGAATTTACTGCCCGAACTCTCGGATCTCAGGGAAAGAAGCCGCGATTTAAACCGCAATGACGCGCATGCGTCCGGAATCACCGGCACGATGACCACAAACGTGGTCGGTTCTGGCATCAGGCCGCAGAGCCGGATTGACCGCGATGCGCTTGGCATCAGCGAAAGTCAGGCAAACGAGTTCCAGAAAACAGCAGAGAAAATCTGGAAACGATGGACGGCATACGCGGACGCTGGCGAGCGCATGGATTTTTACGAGCTTCAGCAGTTGGTTGACCGGCAGATTCTTGAAAACGGCGAGGCAATTATTGTTCCGTACATGCTCAAGGATCCGAACCGGCCGTACTCCCTCGCGCTTCAGGTAATCGAATCCGACCGGATGGATACGCCCCAGGACAGGCGCGGTGACAAATCCGTACGTTCAGGTGTCCGGATCGGCATGAACGGTGAGCCGGTTTCGTACTTCATTCAAAAAACACATCCCGGTGATTTCAGGTATTCAAAGCGCGAAGAAAAAACTTTCCTCGAGATTCTGGCAAAGAACGAATACGGCAGAAGAAATATTTTTCATCTTTATCACGTCATGCGTGCCGGACAGACGCGCGGCATTCCGTTTTTTGCACCGGTTCTGACTTATTTCAAGGATCTTGCAGAATACGCGGAAGCGGAACTGGTCGCGGCTCGGATCGCGGCCTGCTTCTCTCTTTTCATCACTTCGGAAACGTCGATGGATGTGGCAGTTAATTCTGGATTCGAACGTAACGCCGCAGGCCAGCTGGTCGAATCGCTCGAGCCCGGGATGATCAAGCATCTGATGCCGGGAGAGTCCATCACTTCTTTCAATCCACAAAGGCCGGGCGCGAGTTTCGAGCCGTTTGTGAATCGCATTCTTCAGGCGATTTCCGCGGCTCTCGGGCTTCCGTACGAACTCGTCGCAAAAGATTTCTCAAAAACGAATTATTCCAGCGCCCGCGCCGCGCTTCTGGAAGCACGCCGGTATTTCAAAGTCAAGCAGGAATGGATCGCGCGGAAACTCTGTCAGCCCATTTGGGAAATGCTTCTTGAGGAGGCCTATCTCAGGGGAGAGCTTCCGGCGGACACATTTTACGAAAACAGACGCTACTGGACGAACGCTTCGTGGATTGCGCCGGGCTGGGAATGGGTGGATCCCCTGAAAGAGGCGCAGGCGGCGGAAGTGGGACTCAAAAACGGGATCGTGACGCATTCGGATCTTTATGCGGCACAGGGCAAGGACTGGGAGGAAAGTTTTGAACAAAGAAAACGCGAACTCGACAAGATGCGGGAGCTCGGGCTTCCGCAGGACGAACCGGATGGAAAAGAAAAAGCAGAACTCAAGACGGATGAAACTCCGGCTTCTGAATAAAAACATGATGGCGATGCCGCAGGAACTGACCGTCGAGTGTGAGCGTGCGGAAGGAGTGAAGCATGGCAAATAAAGAACTTTTCAGGGCCGACATTGCGCGGGGCGGTGATGTCCGTGTTATTCGTGAGCGCGAAGTCATCTCGGGCTTCGCGGTTGTTACAAAAGGCGTGACGCATGATGAGCGCGGCGAATTCGATGATTCAGCATTGGATTCTATCGTTGAACTCGGGAATCGTTCAAAGCTCGGGATTAAATCACGGTTCGGGCATCCGAATATGTCGAGCACAGCGCTCGGGACGTTTCTTGGCCGGACAAAAAATTTCAGAAGGGACGGCGACATTGTGCGGGCGGATCTTCACATTGATCCGACGGCGCACGAAACGCCGGACGGAGACCTTGGCAAGTATGTGCTGGATCTGGCGCAGAGCGATCCGGCGTCTTTTGGGTCGTCGATGGTGATCTACTGGGATGAGGAATATCGCAAAAACGAAAAAGGCGAACTCTTGGCCGACAGCGAAGGCAATCCTTTGCCGCCCTTGATCCGCGCAAAAAAGCTTTTTGCCGTGGATGTCGTCGACGATCCCGCCGCGAACAACGGATTTTTTCAGTTCATTACCGAAAGCGTTAAACCCTCTCTCGAGATGACAAGTTTTCTCGACAGATTTCTCGAAACGCCAGACGCCGTGGAACGCACGATCCGGTTTTTGGAGAAATACAGTTTCAACAAAAACAAAATGAAGGAGGTGAAAACCATGATGAGTGAACTTACGGTTGAAATGCTGAAAGCTGAGCGTCCGGATCTTTTCTCTGCCATCCACGATGCAGGCATCGCGGAAGGTATGAAAAAAGGATCGGATGATGGCTCGAAGTTCGAGCGCGAACGTGCAGTTTCCATTCTCAAAAAGTCTCAGGGCTTTAAGGACATGCAGGTCTTGGCACTTGAGGCTGTCGAGAAGGGACTGACCTTCGAGCAGGCACTGATCAGCTTTCAGGACAAACAGCTTTCCGGTCTTCAAAAGGCTTCGGTTGAGCCGGTGGGCCCTGATGCTGACGAATCCAAAACACGGGAGAACATGTCGCACTTTGAACGCGCGAAAGCGTACAAAGCCGAACACGGTTCGACCATGACAGAAGCACTGCAGGCAACTGCGGAAAAACGGAAGAAATAGGAGGAATTCAAATGTCACAAACAAATGCAGGAGCAAAGGCGTTTACGGCTGGCGAGGATCTCGAGGCCTACCGCCGGGTGAAGCTCTCGACCGGAAGCGGTTCTCAAGTCGAGTATGCGGATGCCGGTGAGGCCGCGATCGGAATCACTGCCGCGAAAGTAAGTCAGGGAGATTTCGTAACGGTTGATCTTATTACGACAGGACGCACGTTCAAGGTAGTTGCCGCAGGAGCCATTACGGCAGGCGCATCCTTTTACGGCGCGGATGACGGAAAGGTCAGCGCAACGGTAAGCGGTTCAATCATGGGCAAGGTTCTCGAAGCGGCTTCAGCGGATCTCGAAGTCATCGAAGGGTTGTTTGTCTAACACCAAATAAGGAGGAATTCACATGGGAGTTGATTATTCAGGTTCGAGGGCGACGCCCCGCCTTGATTTAGGGGTGGCAGTGATGGAGTACGTTGAGCAGGCCGACGAGTTCATCGGAACAAACATTCTGCCAATCTTTCGTACGCAGAAGCAGAAGTCCGTTTTTCCGGCCATCACCCGCGAAAGCATCACGAGGGATGCGGACACAAAGCGTGCGGCGCGAGGAAACTATAACCGTGACGGTTTCAGCGCGAAGGATAAGTCCTACAACTGCGAGGAGCACGGTCTTGAAGGGGCGCTCGATGACAGCGAGCGTTCGATGTACGCCAGTGATTTCGATGCAGAGCTGGTGACGGTCAAGATCACGACCCGCAGGGTTTTGCAGGCGCAGGAAAAGCGCATTGCCGACCGGCTGTTTGATACAAGCCGCTTCACCGGCTCCGCGCTTTACACCGACGTATCTGCCAATCCGTGGGATAACGCGGCCAGTGCGGTGATCGATCAAATCCGGACTGCAAAGGCGAAGGTTCGCGCAAATTGCGGAATGCTTCCCAATGCCCTGATTTTAAGTTCGACCAACATCGAACGTTTGAAGGGCAACACGCAGATCGTGGATGCGATCAAGTACACCGCACGCGCAACAGATCAGGAACTTCGCAATGCTTTGGCGGATCTCTTTGGTCTCAAGTACATCCTTGAGGGAAAAGCGATCAGAAACACTGCCAAGGAAGGCAAGTCGTTTTCCGGAGCTGACATCTGGAATGACGATTATGCCTTGGTCGCGCTTGTCGTGGAAAACGGTCAGGATCTTTCCCAGCCCGGGATTGGCCGCACGTTTCTTTGGGAGTCGGACAGCCCCGAGAACGCCGTGGTCGAGCAGTACCGAGCCGAGGAAATCCGGAGCGATGTTTTCCGCGTGCGTCAGCATGTGGACGAACTGATCGTGGACGAATATTTCGGTCATCTTCTGAAGGTTGATGCGTAAGGGTAAGCGTGAACCGGTGAGGGGCCTTGAAAGAGGCCTCTCACCAGTCAACCAGAGGATGATTCATGGCTGAAAACTTTGTCACGAAAGAGGTCTGCAAAGAAAAACACGAGAATTCCATCCGTGAATGCGGACAGATCCGGGAACAGATTCAAGACCACACAGAGAAGATTCAAGAAATCGATGTGCGGTTCGCAGAACTTTCCGGTGATGTGAAGCATATCAAAGATCGGATTGATAACGGGCTTAGCACGACCATCAACGAAATCAAAAACAAGATGGACGAGTTCATGCCGCTCGTAAAAGAAAGCTACGAGTGGGCTGGCAAGTTCAAGCAGGCGGTTTATTTTCTTGCGGTCATAAGTTTCGGCGGGGGCGTGGTGAGTCTCGCGTTCTATTTGGTTCGGATACTAACGGAGGGCGCAAAGTGAGTCTGAAAGACCAGATGGCACTTGATGCCAAAACGGTTTTCCTGAATGGCGGCGAGTTTGCCGAGCAGATCACCTATACGCCGTCCGGCGAGACTGCAAAAACGATCAAGGCGGTCGTGGTTCGAAAAGAACTCGCGCCCGCAGATGAGAATTCCGGCCGGTCGCTTAAAAATCAAGCGGAAGTCTTCATCTCCTCCGATGGGACGGAAGGCGTCTCGGCAATCAACCAGAAGGACGACCGGATTACGGTTTCAGATGTGGAAGGCGTTTCGAAAGAAGCGCGGATCAATGACATCTTGGGTTCCGACGGCGGGCTTTGGCATTTGCTCGTGGGATGGTGAGACATGGTTGAATTGAAAGTCGAAATTGATACGAGAGCGCTTGAGAAAGCAGTCAAGATCGCGCCGCGCGTTCTGAAATTCGAGCTCGCGGACGGGATGGATCGCATCAGCAAGGGATTCTTGAAACGGTTTCGGCAATCCCAGCTTCAAGGTCCTCCCGGTGTCCGTGGTGCATCAGGGCACGGTCTTTACGGCACTTTCAAGCGCGTATCGCTCGTTTCTCCGACGATTGACGGCATGGGCATGGAGGTTTTTTCTCAATCTAAGGTCGCAAAACTCCACGAAACAGGCGGAGTTGTCTCGGATCCGGGCGGCGGTAGGCTCGCAGTTCCTCTTTCTGTGCGCCAAGAGATGTTTACTGCAGGTGGGAAGCTCCGGGCGCGGTACAAAAAACCACGGGAACTCAAAAACGTCCGTGCGATGAAACTCAAAGGCCAGACCTTTCTGGCAAAGGTCACAAAGAAATTCACGAAGATTCTGCCCCTTTACGTTCTTAAGCGGCAGGTTCGTCTCAAGCCGCGGCTCGGATTTTACAGAACGTGGGACAACCTTGCGAATTACCGGATTGAGATTCTGAACAAATCGATTCAAAACGCGTTGAGGAAAATCTGATGGAAACGGTGCGCGAACGGATCATTGCAAATCTCAAAACCGCGCTCGAGCAGATTACGGTGGCAAACGGCTACCAGTTTGATTTCACGTCAGCGACCGTTCAGCGGTGGTCAATGCACGGCAACAGTCTTGTGAATCTTCCGGCGATCGTGATCAGCCCGGGCAATGAAGATGAAAAAGCCGGTCCTCACCCCTTTGATGAGTGTTTTCTTACGGTTTATTTGGATGTGTTTTTTGTAACGGATGCGAGCGATTCGGTTTCAACGGATACGTATCTCAACAGAATTCAAGGCGACATCAAAAAAGCGATTCTCAGTGATCCAACGCTCGGCGGTGAGGCCATCGATACGGATGTGGCTGGCACTACACCGTTTGAAACAACAGACGGTCAGCCGTATGCCGGGGTCATTGTGGAGCTCGGGATCAGGTACCGGCATTTGAGGACTGATCCCACGGCAAAAATTTAAAGGAGGGAGATTCCCATGTCTATGTTAGTCAGAAAAAGACAGCTTGCGGCAAAGCTGGAAGGAGTGGAAGGAACTGCCGAGAGTTTGGCGGCAAGTGATGCAGGAATATTAGTCAATTTCACACCGAAAACGAATTTCGATCCGCAGATGTACCAGCGCGATCCGGTCAGAGCTTCGCTTACCAAGATTGGAAAGCTTGCCGGGAAACGTTCGGCAGGACTCGAGTTTGCGATCGAGCTTCGCGGGTCGGGGTCGGTTTCGGTCGAACCCGGCTGGGCAAAACTCGTCAAGGCGTGCGGCTTCGAGCTCAATGCAATCAAGAAACTTGTGATCGGGCTCATCGACAACGGGTTCTTCCAGCACGGCGAAACGATCACCGGTGGAACAAGCGGAGCGACAGGACGGGTTGTGTGCAATACGCACAGCGGCGATCCGGTCATTTATTACGAGCCGCTTACCGGTACGTTCGTTGATGATGAAGGTTTGACGGGATCGGCATCGGGCGCGATGTGCACGACCGGTTCTCCTCCGTCGGATGCTGGATTTGAAATCAAGCCGGTCAGTTCCGGTGTTCCCACTTTGACAATGGGGCTTTACGAGGACGGTGTCCGAAAACTTATCAAGGGATGCCGCGGCACCGTGAAACTCGGTTTCAAGATTGGCGAACCCGCAGTCGTGGGATTCAGTTTCATGGGAGTGGAAGCGGGCGTTTCCGATCTTGCCCTGCTCTCCGGCGTGACATTTGAAGAAACGGTCCCGCCGGTGCTTCTCGGCGCGAAGATGTCGTGCGACAGCGTATCGCTCAACATTGGCGAGCTTGAAATTGATGTGGCAAATAATCTTGCCGCCAAGGACAAGATCGACGACGCCAAGGGCATCCTTTCCTACATGATCACCGGCCGCGACATGAAGGGTTCGTTTAATCCCGAAATGGTGGCGGTTTCCGAGCATGATTTCTTCGGGAAATGGTTTGCGAATACCCCGATGGAATTGAATCTCGAATACGGATCTGTGGCGGGAAATAAGTTCAGGATCCACGCTCCGAAAATCGTCTACAACAAAATCGACGACGGAGATCGGGACGGAATCCAGCTGGCGCAGACATCTTTTGATTTGACCGGTTCGATGGAGCCGGGCGATGACGAACTCAGCATCTTACTTTTATAGGAGGAAAAACAATGCTTACAGGAATCGACATTAACGCTTCAAGAAAATACGT